AGGCGCTTCGTAACTGGGTATGGTCTGTGGGGCAACCAAACACAGCACCAGCGATGGAGGCCCTGGGCACGATGCCGAAAGGTCCGACAAACTCCATGCCTCTTGGTGTGGAGCCAAGACGACCGATCAACCAGGCGGCGGCTGATGCATCCTTTGCCCAGATCAGCATGAGGAATCCCTATCAGCAGTTCTGGCTTTCGAACAACAGTCCGGACATTATGGGTCTGGAGTATGGCGAGCTTCCCACCAAGGCCAGCTCGCGCAGTCCTCGCGGCATGGTCCGCGTCACGGTGCAGAACCTTATGCTTGCCCTTGAAGGAGGCGCAAAGAAGAGATGAGTGAAGCCAGTATGCGTTCGGCGATTGAGTATCGCCTCCAGCAGTCGATGCTGGCAGAGACACCTTCGGTGCCGGTATTCTTCGAGAACACGAAGGGGACCAAGCCGGATAAAAACGCCCTACGTCGAGTTTACGATCCTCGCGGGAAACTCCCGCCGAGCCAACCTGGGCGACCGCGAGAAGGGCGTCATCAGGACCGTGCGTCATGTTGGTGTTCTGCAGATTGATGTCATGGCGCCAAGGGATACTGGGATGGGAGGAGGCCTCCGTCTGGCGGAACGATGCGCTGCTTTGTTTGACGAATGGGCGCACGCGCTCCCTGACAATGCAACGGTCCACTTCAAGACGTCGAAGGTCACGACGATGGGGATCGCCGGAGAGTTTCAACGGTTCACGGTCAGCATTCCATATTGGCGTGACGAAAAATCTAGGTGAGCCACCGGACAAAAACTTTGACGTTTTTGGTTAATCAGGATAGAATTTCTGACATTGGGATAAAATCCCTATCGTCATATCATCCTGAAGTCAATTGGCGGGGTCGGTTCTTCAGGCAATAAATCGGAGAAGAACCGTGACATTTGCTGATTCCAACCGCGCCTCCATTCGCTACATCGCCGAAAGCGTCNCCGANTGGGGCAAAATCCCGGAGAACGGAAAGACCCGTCCGCTCCGCTTCACCTCTTCGTCTCTGACGGCCCAGAAGGAAACGACCGTTTCCGAAGAACTGCGCGCAGACCGCATGGTCTCCTCGGTTCCGGAAGTCTCGGCGTCGTCCGAGGGTGAAATCAACTTCGAACTTTCCGCTGGTTCCCAGGACGACTTCCTGCAGGCCTTCCTGCTCGGCGCCTGGACGCGCCCGATGACGTTCGACTACTTCAAGGGCGTCAACGTCTCCTGGATCGCCAACAACAAGCTGAAGATCGCGGGCATCGACGCCACCGGCTATTTCGTCGCCGGTCGCCGCATTAAGACCGAAGGCTTCGTCGCCAACGAGATCAACAACGGCTACTTCGAAGTCGCAGGCGTGGCCTATGTCGGCGCCGATACTGAGGTGACCGTGACTACGACCACTTCGGTCGCGGAAACGTCTTCGGCCCACACCAAGGTCATCGACGCCAACGACGTCCTGGTTCGGGCCAGCTCCAGCCTGCGCCTGGGTACGGCGGGCGCATCGAGCATCGACTCGAACGGCACCAACGCCTTTGCTTCGGCAATCGCTGCCGGTCAGATCAGCGTCGGTCAGATGCTTTTCATCGACCTACCGGTCAATGCCGTCACGTTCGACAACTATGCCGTGACCTTCGCTGATGTCGGCGCCAACGGAGACAAGGTGGTCATCAACGATGGCCTCAACGTCATCATGCTGACTGCCGGGATCGAGTACACGACCGGTGCGACCGTCGATGAGACTGCCACATCGTTTGCGCTGGCCGTCAACACCAAGCGCGTGGCTGGCAACCTCAACGTCAAGGCCGTCGCAGCGCTCGGCGTTGTCACTCTTTACGTTCTGTCGAACCACGAGAACTCGGCTGTCACTGTTCAGGCAGGCGGTTCCGGTGATGTGACGGTTGGCGCAAAGGCCGCTGCCACCGCGCCGAACGCTCGCGGCTTCTACAAGGTCACCGGCGTTGCCAACGATGAGTTGATGCTCACTCCGAAGCCGCCGACTGTTGCCGCTCCAGGAGTGGTCACTGTCAAGGGATCGATGCTGCGCAACCCCGGCGAAGTCGCCGACATCACGCCGCAGTCGTTCACGCTGGAGCAGAGCTTCAACGACGTCGACAAGCACTTCATCCAGAACGGCATGCGTGTCGGCTCGTTCTCTCTCGAAGTCGCTTCCGGCTCCATCGTCACCGGCGCCATGAACTTCATGGGTAAGGAAACCCAGACCCTGACGGACACCCGTCTCGGAAAGGCACCTTACGTCGCCCTGGACTCGACTGCGACCGAAGTCATGAATGCCACGACGAACGTCGGCAATCTGACGAAGAACGGCGAAATCCTCTCGACGGCGGTGCAGTCGCTGTCGCTCGAAGGTGATGCATCACTCCGCAATCAGAACGCTGTCGGCTCGAAGTTCGCCCGTGGCATCGGTACCGGTCGCTTCAATCTGACGGGTGCGCTGACCGCGTACTTCGAAGACTTGACCATGTACAACCACTTCCTGCAGCACGACACCATCTCGATTGGTTTCGACTTCCAGGACCAGGACGACAACGTGTACTACTACACGATCCCCGCCCTGAAGATCACGTCCGACCCCATCACTCCCGGTGGTATCGACCAGGACGTCCTGGAAGAAATGGAATGGTCCGCTCTGCGCGACCCGGCGACGAAGTGCATGTTGCAGATCGACCGTTTCAGCTCCGTAGCTGCGTCCTAATAGGACAGGAAATCTGACATCGCAAGTCAATTGCGCTGTCATTCCCCGACTTTGGTTAACCCCTCGGGAGGCGAGTGATCGGGCACTCCCTCCCACCCTTCCCCGAAAAGGACTAGCCCAATGGTATTGAAGACCAACCTCCACAAGAACTACGCAACTGACTCCAACAAGGAAGAAAACGGCACCTGGCAGGAATTCGAAGGTGGCATCCGGCTGAAACTGCGCCGTCTGAACTCGCAGACCGCCCTCGACGCCCGCAAGGAAGCAGAGAAGCCCTACACTTCCCAGCTTCGCCAGAAGAACCCGCCGTCCGACATCCTGGAGAAGGTGCTGATCGCACAGCTCGCATTCGGCGTCATCGCTGATTGGGAAGGCATCGAAGGCGAAGACGGCCCGATCCCGTACTCCGGCGAAGTCGCGTTCGAACTTCTCTCCGACGAGTCCCTCAAGGACTTCCGTGGTGAAATCCTCACCATCTCGCTGAACAAGGACACCTTCCGCGCCGAAGACGTCAAGGACGCAGTGGGAAACTAACCAACTTCCTGAAGCAGCAACTGAGGCCAGATCGCAAGAAACTGGCCTTTCGTAAGAGGCTCCAGGAAGAAGGCAAGGTCTCGAAGCAATTCGCCGACGATGCCGATCTGGAAGCTGAACTGTTCCCAGACCTCATGTGGGTCTGGGACCTCTTCACTCTCCTGAACAGGCAACGCCAGGTGGGTGCCAACGGCCCACAGCCGNTCTCGCTGCAAGACATTCGCTCCATCTGTGAGCTGAAGAACATCACCCGCAGCGACGACATCGAACTCCTTCTCATCGCCATTCCGGAACTCGATTCCATCGTCCTCAAGCAGCACTACGACGAGATGGAGGCGAAGGCGAAGAAGACCAACAAGAAGAAGCCTGGAAGTCGATAATGTCTGAGAACCACCAGATTAATCTGAACATCAATGCAGCTGGTGCCAAGCGTGGCGCCAGTGAGTGGAAAGCCGCGATCACTCAGATCACTGAGGCGACCAAGGCCTACAAAGCAGCGATGGATCAGCTTGGTGGTACGAAGACCAAGGTCGACTTCGCAAAAACCGCTAAGGAACTCGGCGCCCTCGGCAGCATCCGCATCAATTCCGCTTCCGCCAAGAACATTGCCGCTCTGTCGGCAGCTCTGCGTGGATTCCGTGGCCCGTCAGCTGCTCAGATCAAGAGCACGCGGGACTTTCTGCGCGTCGTTGCTTCTGCACAGGTCAACACCACAACGGCGCGCAGCATCGCATCCATCAGCCAGGCCTTTTCTGGTTTCCGTGGACCGACCCGCAACAGCGCTGCTGCCGTCCGCGATCTCTTCAAGGCCCTGAACGGCACCAGNCTGAACCCNCAGACCGCCTCCCATTTGGCAGCGATCACCGCAGCACTCGCCAACTTTCGNGGTCCTTCGGCTGNGGGGGTCAGAAATATTGACAGCCTGGTCANTTCTCTGAACAGACTCCGCACGCCNCCNAACCTGACGNCNCTNTCCGCTGCCTTGAACGCAATCGCNGCGTCAGGCGCACGTGCAGGCGCATCAACTCAGCGTTTGACACAGTCACAGCAGACGAACACCGTTGCTATGCAACGCAACTCCTCCGCCGCTCTCCGCCTGACCGGCGACATGCGTGGCCTGGAGAACGCCTTCTCCCTTTCCTACCAGATGGGATCGCAGCTTCGTGTCCTGTTCGGATCACTGACCTTTGCGGAATTCACACGCGGGGTCTATGACTCGACCCTGGCTGTCCAGAAGTTCCAGACGACCATGGGTGTGACGTCTCAGAACCTGGCTACTGTCCAGGCTCAGATGAACTTCGCCACAGGGATCGCCGACAAGTACGGTATCTCGATTGCAGGCGTCTACGATGAATATGGACGCTTCGCGACCGCCGCCAAGCTGGCAGGACAGTCAACCGAAAACGTCAAATACATCTTTGAGTCAGTATCGTCGGCAATGCGCGTCATGGGCACCGACACGATGGGGCAGCAGCGCGTCTTCCGTGCGCTCACCCAAATGTTCTCGAAGGGTGCCGTCCGCGCTGAAGAATTGGTTCAACAGCTCGGCGAACAAATCCCTGGCGCATTCCAGGTCATGCAGGACGCCCTGTCTGATCATCTCGGGAAGCCGGTTGATCTGGCGAAGATGCTCGAACTGGGCCAGGTCGATGACTCCGCCGTTGTTCTCTTCGCTGAAAAGCTCGGTTCGATCTTTGGTCCGAAGGTGGCGGAAGCGATGGAACGCGCCGACAGCTGGATCGGTCGCCTTCAGAATTCGTGGTTCAAATTCCAGGCACTCGTCGGGCAGGGTGGCGTTCAGGACGCTCTCGGTGATGTCGCCAAGCAGCTCTCTCAGCTAGTTGAAAGCGCCGACTTCCAGACTAACGCGGTCAATCTGGCAAAGGCCTTGGGAGATGGCATTCGTCTCATCGGCGACGGCTCCGCATGGGCAGTAACGCACATCAGAGAGCTGGGCGTGGTTCTTATGGGGCTTCTCACAGGCAGCGTCGTTTCTAACCTTCTCCGCATCGGCACAGCAATCGCCAGCATGGCTGCTTCGGCAGGCCTCGTCGGCTTCGCGTTTGCCGCGATTCCGGCAGTTATTGGTGGCGCCGTTGCGGCTCTCGCTTACTACTGGGACGAGACGGTAAAGATTGGGGATCAGAGTGCCACGGTTGGCACGATTGCCACACAAGCCTTCATCGACATCAAGACTGCTGCCCTGAATGCATGGGATGTAATTTCGCAACTCACATTCGACAGAGTCGTTGAATCCCTGTCGAACTTCACGATTGCTGCCTTCAGCTCTTTCAACAGTGTGTCCACCTCGGCGAATACCAATGCAATCGAGACGGCAACAGCTTGGGATAAGGCATTCACTCTCGCAGGAGCATCCGCGCAAGGTTTCGGGACTCGCGTCACGAAGTCGTTTCTACAGCTGGCTTCCGCTGGTAAAAACTATGCAGTTTTCAAGGCTCAGTCCCTGATGGGTGGAGATGAGGACGCCCTGTGGGCCGACTTCATCAAAAAAACCAAGAGCGAATTCGACGGACTCGAAAACGCAGCCAACCAGACCTACCAGAACATCATCAAGGATTGGGGTTTGAGCCGGAAAGACCTGGAAGAGGGTTTCTCCGGAATCCTCGAGTCAGGTCTCGAAGATTACGTAAAACGCGCCAAGGAAATGGAGGCCGCACGTCAGCTCGCCCGCAGCCAAGAAGAGGCGGATCGCAAGGCACGTGAAAAGGCTCGCGCACAGGAAGAGGCCAAGGCGCTCGGCAACCGTCCTGCAGGTGACATCGATCCATTGAAGGATGGTGGAGCAAGCGGCAAGGACTCCGTATCCAAGCGACTGAAGGATGCCGAGAAGGCAACTGCCAACTATCGTGCAGAAGTCGATCTACTCCTTGAATCTCTCAAGTCTGGAAAGATCACCCTGGACCAGTACAACCAGGGGCTGGAGTATCAGGCGCAGAAGATGCAGGAGTCTGCTGATCCTTATGCCGCCATGGTTCGCTCAATGCAGGACGAGATCGGGCTGCAAGGCATGGCGACCCGAGCACGCAACATTGAGATCGCTCATCGTGAGAAGATCAATGAACTGGCAGAGAAGGGCATCCAGGTTACAGCTGAGCAGAGCGAGAAGCTCCGCCAACTGATCACCACACAGCAGCAGATGAATAATCGTCCGCTGAAGGACTGGGTCGACGGGATCGAAGAAGTTGGCGTGGCAACCGACCGTGTTGCTGTTACAGCAATGGAAGGACTGTCCGATCAGATCGCTGACCTGGTCGTGACCGGTAAGGCTGACTTCGCATCGCTGGCACAGTCGATCCTTAAAGATTTCATCAAGGTCGGACTCAATTCTCTTTACAAGGACGTCTTTGGTAAGATGTTCGGCGGCTCAGAGGAGGCACCAAAGCCGGGTCAGGTATCGAAGCCCGCAACCGGTGTCTGGGATGCAGCACAGAGCCACCTGACGACGAAGACCAATGACTGGGAGATGCGTGGTGGCTTCGGTGTCACAGGTGACCCAGAAATCTATAATGCGAACCAGGGACTGAATCAGCTGAACGCATCATCGATGCAGCTGAGAGGAACACTCGACTATATGGTCAAGTCGTTCGAAACTGCTGGTCCGCAGGTCGACAACATGACCACCGGTGCGATCAATGCGGCCAACGCCCTGAACCAACTCGCTGGCGCAGCCAGTGGGCAGTCCCCGACTGCTGCCCTGTCGCAGCCTTTCCCAGGGCAGGCACAGGCAGCTGCTTCGGCATCCGCGCCGACCCTGGCTGTGACCCAATCTCCGGCACGTATTGCTGCGACCCCGTTCAACTTCTCCAACAAGACGTTGACCCTGACGCCGCAGGAAATCACCGACCTGAAGAAGACCCTCATGACGGAAGTCGATGCGGGACTGAAGGGAGCTTCGTATGACTCCCAGGCTTCAGGCGTTGTCGACACGATCATGAACCGAAAGGTCTCAGGGCGTTGGGGCAACTCGATCACCGACGTCGTAAACGCCAAGTCTCAGTTCTCTGACATCAACGGGCCTGTTGCCTGGAAAAACGGGCGAAGCGGTGTTGAGTACCTCTCGGACAGTCTACTCGAATCTGGGCGTGGGAAAAAGGCGTCTGACTTCGTGGATCAGTACCTCGCGAAGCGCATGAACGGCGTCCCTTCGTCGGTGGGCGGAAACCTACACTATGCCAACCCCAACTTCTCCGACTCGGCGAACCGGGCTTGGATCGACAAGCTCCAGGGACCGACCCTGGGCGAGGGAGACCGCATCCACAAGCACGGAACCACAGCTGGTTTCCAGCCGGTTGATCCGAACTATGCTGTTCGCATGGCTGGTCAGCCGCTCACCTCGACTCCTGGCATCCAGGGCATCGAAGGGCTGAACTGGAGTGGCAAGATGATGCAGGACGTCAAGGGATTGACGCTGCACCACACCGGTGGACGCGGAACTCCGCAGGACGTCATCAGCACGCTCAACAAGCGGGGTTTTGGCGCCCAGTACATCATGGACCGCGAAGGCAAAATCTTCCAGACCGTGCCCGATGGGGCGCAGGTCTCGCACATGAAGAATGCCCAGAACGGGAGCGGGCTGAATAACTCCAACGCCCTTGGCATCGAGATGATCGCCAAGGACAACAACGACCTGACGCCCGCTCAGATTGCTTCTGGGCAGCAGTGGATCGAGCAGATGCGGGAGAAATACCCAGGCATCGGCAACAACGTGTTCGGGCATGGTGAGCTGAACAGCCACAAGCAGGAAACTGAAGGCATGGGCGTGGTCAACGCCTGGCGTGAAAGTCAGCAGCAGACTGCGGCTGTGGACCCGACCGTTACCGGCTCGATCCAGCAGGTGAACACCCAGCTCCAGACGCTGGGACAGAATGCACAGCAGGCAGCTACGCAGACTCAGTCGGCGCAGCAGATGACCACGGTTGCGAACCAGCAAAAGATGTCGTCTGAGCAGCAGGCCGGTCTCGCCGTGCAGACTGCAGGTCAGCAGGCTCTTCAGGCTGCTCCAGGATTCCAGCAAGCCGGTCAGTCGATCTCGTCGGCAAGTCAGCAGGCTTCTCAGGCTCAACCTGGTTTCCAGCAGATGAGCAGTGGCCTCGGTGCTCTTCTCGGCCCCCTGTCTTCGGTCATCCCTGGCCTCGGGCAGTTTGGTGGAGCGATCATGTCTCTGCTCGGATCGCTCGGCAGCACGGGTGGCATGGGTGGTGGTTTGTTTGGTCTGTTCCGCGAAGGCGGCATTGCCACCGAGCCGGTCGCACTGGGCAAGATGCCTCACTTCGCCGAAGGGACCGCGAACACTGGCTCCTACGGTCGAGGAGGTATCCCGTCCGTGCTGCATCCCAACGAAGCGGTCATCCCGCTCAGCCGTGGCCGCAAGGTTCCGGTGGAGATGAACACCCGCGAGGATCGCACCTCGACTTCGGAATTCTCTGCCGCCAAGCAGGGTGGGGGCAACACCTTCAACCTCAACCTCTCAGGCATCAAGAGCGCCGACGACTTCAAGCGCTCCCAACGTCAGATCAACCAGCGCCTGGCTTATGCCCAGGAGCGCACCCAAAGGAGAAACTCGTAATGGCCTTCCATGATGTCGTCTTCCCCGAAGAGATCGCATATGGATCGAAGGGTGGTCCGAAGTTCAGGACCACCATCGTCACCCTGGCATCCGGACTCGAACGCCGAAACGTCGAGTGGAAGCGCGTGCGGGCTGAGTATGACGTGTCGCATGGAGTGAAGGACCCAGCACAGCTCCAGGAGCTTCGTGACTTCTTCTATGGGCGCCGTGGTCGCGCGCATTCATTCCGGTTCAAGGATTGGGGCGACTACGAATGGTTCAATCAGGCCATTGGATATGGCGACGGGGTCACCAAAAAGTTCCAGCTGATCAAGAGCTATGAGCCTGGTCCGTACCAGTATGATCGGGTTGTCACCAAGCCGGAGCAGGGGTCGCTCGATCCGATCCTCGTGGGTGGTGAGGCGTTTGTCGAGAACGGCCCCGTTAGCACAATTGAGCAGCGTCGGGTGCAATACACGGTCAATTATTCTGACGGAACCGTCAATTTTTACACGGCTCCGGCAACGGGGTTGTCAATTATTCTGCCCTATGGTAGATTTCACGTACATGCACGTTTCGATGTCGATGACTTCGATCCGTCGCACGATTTCTGGAACTACCAATCCTGGGAGTCCATCCCCATCGTGGAAATCAAGGACAGCGAATGAAGACGATCACGCCAGCGATGGCGGCGCACCTCAGGAGTGAGGCGACGACCATCACGACTTGTTGGCGCATCACCCGCCAGGACGGCAAGGTGTTTCGCTACACCGAATTGGATGAAGACGTCACCTACCTGGGCGACGTCTACAAGTCTGCCGCTGGCTTCAACAAGTCGGCGATGAAGTCCTCTGCGACCCTGGCAGTCGATGAGCTGGAGGTCACCGGCTTCCTGCGGGACGATGGTATCACCGATGAGGAGATGCACAATGGCGCCTTCGACTTCGCGCTCGCCGAGGTCTTCATCATAAATTACGAAGATGAGACCATGGGCGACATCAAGCTTCGCTATGGCTATTTCGGCGAGGTGAAGACGACAGGTTCCGGGGCGTTCCTGGTCGAACTTCGCGGCCTGGTCGATCTGCTCTCGATGAAGATCGGTGACACCTATCTGAACGAGTGCAGGCTGGACCTTGGCTCGCCGAAGTGTGGGATCGAGATCAGCCCTCAAGAGCACAAAGCAGGCGCCAGGTACAACGTTGGCGACCGTGTGATCTTACCACTTGAGAGCCAGGATGACCCTGCGCGGTATTATCCTGAGTTGGTGAACCCAGGCGAGGCCTCGTGGTTCTCTGGGCGCCTGATTGGGGAAGATGTAAACATGACGCCGCTCACCGGAGGGGTGGTCGTGGCGATCCCGCAGAGCGACTCCAGGTCTGTCTACTTCACGGCTGATCAACTGGGACTCACAGCTGCCGATGTCGCCTCCGGGAGATACAAGCTGGTCGTGACAGGACACTCTTTCATCTACTGGGAGAACTCGTCTGGGTGGGTGAAACTCGCCAACCAGAGGCGCTACTTCAATTCGGGAATCTTCCTGGACATCTCTGGCGCCACCTCTACCTTGTCGATCCCTAACACGCTCCCGGAGCGCCGCTGGAAACGCTTTCAGCTTGAGATGGATATCGATCCATCCGCAACCAGATTTGGTTTCACTGTCGGTTGTGACGCAACCACCAACGGCGTGTCCAGGCAGATGTGCTACGACGACATCACCGTCGCCGTGGTTCCTCGCGATGATGTCATCCTCGGCTATGAGAAATTCGGTGGCGTCGAATTTGAAGCGAAGGTGGCAGGTCAGACAGCCAGAACATCGGTAACGCTCGATCCGACAATCGGCGCCCAGACCGTCGATGGTACCGTCACCTGGGAAGCATCTCATCCTCGCTATCGGTTTCTCGGAACCATCTCTGCACTCAGCAGCAAAACGACCCAGATCATGGCCGCGCCATTCCCGGTCGAAGAGAGATGGTTCGAATGGGGCGTGGTCACTTTCCTGAGTGGTAAGAACGCTGGTCGATCCATGGAAGTAATGAGCCATAATCAGGACACCGGCCTGATCAAGTTGGCACTGCCACTCCCGTATCAGCCGCAAGTCGGCGACCAATTCACGATCACGGCGGGCTGCAACAAGACGCAGTCGGTCTGCATCAGCAAATTCAAAAACATCCTCAACTTCCGTGGGCATCCGAGGGTGCCGGGAGCTGGGCAGTATTTCAAAGTGGCAGGTATGTGATGGCGACGTTCGACCAAATCGTTGAGGAAGCGAAGAGCTGGATTGGTGTTCGGTTCAAGAAGGGCGGGCGTGATCGTCATGGCGTGGATTGCGTTGGCTTGCTGGTCAATGTCGGGCGCAACTGCGGCCTGGAGATCAGTGACACCACTCAGTATTCGTTCGACCCGGAACCGGCGAAGTTCCAAGACCTGGTCTACGGACAGACCGATCCGATGCCATTCCAAGGCCTGAAGGTCGGCTCCATCGTCCTCCTTCGCCAGTCCGTATTTCCGATGCACACAGGAATCCTTTCCCGTGACGAATACGGGCGCCTCTCGATCATCAATTCGAACCTGCACAAGCGTCAGGTTGTCGAGCAGCCATATGGCGATTGGAAAGACCAGGTCATCGGCATCAGAACTTTCAAGGGGGTCGTGTAATGCAGCTCGCGGTTCTAGGCGGCTCCAGCCTCCTCACTGGTGCCGGTCTTTTCAAGGCGACCATCCTGGGCGCGTCCATCGCCGGTTCAATGATCATGAACGGTCGCAAGAAACCTACCGGCAAGCTGAATGACGTTCGGGTGTCCTCCGCCTCTTATGGTCGTGGCATCCCCCAGGTATGGGGAACGATGCGCGTCACCGGCAACATGTTCTGGGCGACCGACTTCCGCGAAGAGAAGGTCTACGTCACCCAGAAGGGTAAGGAAAAGACCGGTGGCAAGGGGAAGATGAAGGGCAAGAAGGGCAAGGCCACGCCCGTCTACAAATACTATGCGAATTTCGCGATGGGTCTTTGTGCGGGGCCGATGGCTGACGTGCTCCGCATCTGGGCCGACAACAATCTGATCTACAACAAGCTGAACCCGGATGACGAAGACCTGGTTGGACCAGGCTTCTCTCAGCGCAACGAGGACGAGGAATCGGGCAAGCGCTCGATGAAGTCTGCGCAGGGCAAGAAGGGTAGCGGAGGTGCATCCGGTAGGTTCGCCTGGAGGTTCTATCCCGGTGACGATCAGCAGATGCCCGATCCTTACATGGAGAAGAAGGAAGGCGGGCCTGGCAAATGCCCTGCCTACCGCGATCTCTGCTATCTGATGTTCCAGGACTTCGCTCTGGAAGACTTTGGCAACCGCATCCCTACAATCACAGCAGAAGTGGTTTCGAAGGTGACGCGGAAGCCACAGATTCTCGTCTTTGAAAACATGGACCCACCGATCTCAAACTGGGAGATCGAGGATCGCGATATCCATATGATCGATATCGTGCGCGGCAATCTGTTCGCTGTCGGTAACGATCAAAACGGAGATCGCGTCCTGCGTATGTGGGACATGGATACGCGCAAAGAGTTCAAGCGACTGAGGTACAAGGACGTACTTCCTCAGACCGTGGAGCACGGTCAAACGGACGGCTATGGAGGACTGTTGGCAGGCCAGCGAACCTGGACAAAGGAGATGGCAAACGACTTCAAGGAGCTTGGTTTGACGGCGTCCGGCGACCTCGTACTCCATCGCCCTGAAGGCAACTATGGTCCAGTTATTTTTATGGACCCAGCGAGTGGGAAGATCATTAAATCGTGGGGACGTTCTGGAAACATCCTTAGCTCTCCATGGGATGGCATCTTCGGGCCGTGGAGTGCCTTCCCAATTATCGGATCAAGCTGGTTCGGTGTCCCCACCACCTACACCATCGTCACCGAGCAATTTGGCGACATGCATATTTTTGACGAGTCCTACAACAAGGTCGGCAGCATTTCTGCTGGAGGACGGCGCACCAATCATCGCCAAGGATCGATTGGCACCACCCAGGCGCTGCTCTTCACATCCACCGGNTATGGTGGNCCAGATCAGTACGGCTTCTACTATGCCCCTGTCGTAGGTCCGGAAGGATCACTCGATGGCAATGGAGGCAATATCGGGGCCTACGTTCCTTCCATCGCTACCGAAACAAAACTCGGAGTTTGGCCCGAAGTTCCTGGGTCCAAGGGGAACATTGTGGTGCTCTATGATGTGGCCTACATCGTCGGCGCCAATTGCATTGGCATCATCGGCGGACCTGCAGGTGGCACGCCGTGGGTGGCCTCGATGGATTTGATGACCGGCGAAATCCTTTGGGAAAAGCGTCTGGACGGTGTTTCCTGGTCCTCGCTGGATTTGAATGGTTTTGCGGTGCCGAAGACCTACATCAACACGAATGGATGGACCATCGAGGGCAACAACGACATCATCAAGATCGACTTCCACCTGCAACGTGTCGAAATCCAGCGAGGCAAAACGGGTATCACGAACGTCGACTTTGTCGGTTCGCGTTACTACTGGTCTGAACGAGATGCCATGATTGGCTTCTCGCGCATCGACGGTGAACTAACGCCGGTCATCGCCTACCAGGACCGAAAAGTTCAGGACAAGGTCGACATTGCCGAGATCGTTTCCGATGTCGCCGAGATGGTCGGGATCGGGCCTGAGCGCATCAGAACTGGTGGGATCGAGACGCAAGAGCCGCTGCTCGGATACATGTTTGAGCAACCGACAGATGCCCGTTCAGTGCTCGAAGAGCTTGCGAACGTGTTCCAGTTCGACTGCGTCGAGACCGATAACTCCCTGGTGTTCAAGATGCGAGGCGGAGACCCGGTGGTCACCATCCCGGAAGAACTTCTGGGCGTCATCGAGTCCGACATTGGCACTGACAATGAGCGCATCGCCGAGACGAGGCAACAGGAGCTAGAGCTGCCGGAGAGGGTCACCGTCTCCTACTACGATCCGAAGAACGACTACGAGACTGGATCGCAGTATTTCAAGCGCCCCGGGCGCCCGCTGCCGGTCATGGCAACGAAGGAACATCTCGAAGTCACCTTCAACATGTCTCTCCTCGGCAAGGATGCAAAGGCGATGGCAAAGCGGATTCTGTACGCGGCCTGGTCGGAGCGCACTACACAGGAATTCCGCCTCCCGCGTGACTTCCTCTACCTCGATCCGTCAGATGTCGTAACGTTGGCGATGAATGATGGTCGGCTCATTGAGTGCCGGATCACGGACATCACCCTCGGTGGAAACATCGAGCTGGAAGTGACTGCTGTCGCAAACCTCGCTGACAGCTACACCCACACTGCCGATACTGAAGCTCCACTTGGCGTGGTCCCGCAACCACGAGGCTCGGTCGGTTTCGCTCGCCCGTTGCTCACAAACATCCCGTATATCGATGACTCCCACCACAATGACAACGTTAAGCTCGGCTACTATTGGGGCGCCGGGGCCGACAAGCCAGGCTTCAATTTTGGCATGTTGCAGGCGAGGGTGGAGGACTCCGAGTGGGCGACGGAAGGCCTCACCCAGGTCGATGCAATCTGGGGATACACCACGGAAAAGGTCCCCGCCCCACCAGGCTGGAATATCGAAGACACCGAGACTGAAATCAATCTGTTCCCAGCGTTCGACTTCAATGTGAATGAAGTCCTGTACACTTGGGAATCGATGACGGATGCTGAGTGGCCTTCGACCAACAATATGATCATCATCGGCGACGAAATCATCCTGTTCAAGAATGCTGTCGAAAATTCTGACGGAACCGTCACAATTTCGCACCTAATTAGAGGTTATCGTGGCACAATTGATGCTGCATATCGCCACACTTCTTCCGATACGTGGATGGTCTACAGCCCTTCTGCAATTCACCTCGCAAGCGACAATCTGGAATATCTGCTCAAGCAGCAGCAGTTCATCATCAACACCGGAAATGTTCTTGCTCCATTCGTGGCTTCGAAGCGCTTTGCAGCATCTGGGGGAAACCTTAAACCCCTTCCGGTAGGGGATGTTCGGCGAACCAATCTGGCAAATGGTGACGTCACATTCCGATGGTCTCGTGCGACCCGCCTGGGCGGAACGCTCAAGGATGGTACCAGCAATATCGCCTTGAACGAGGAAAGCGAGCAATACGTCATCTTCCTGCTAGGTGCCGAATATAACGCATCTAAGTGGAACCCGGAGGACGATTCTCTTTACCTATGGAAGTCAGAAATTCTGACATCTAGTCAGGTGACAGTTCCTGCAGCAACGCTTTCGACAGTGGGGCTGTCCAACAAGATCGACTTGAATGTCGTGATCCACCAGCTGTCAGCAACGGTCGAATGGGGTTTCCCGCATGGACTGAAGCTGCCTTACGCAATGATCGGAGTGTAACCCGTGGCAAACTCGCCAATCCTTCAAATCCCACTGCTCGCAACATCCCAGGCGTCGAAAGAGACAACCATCAATTCGATGGTCAACTACCTCGAACGCGCTATGAACGACGCCATTCAGTTGGATATGGCGAACGGCAATCTGACGCTGCCGGTTACCGACTTCATGCGCTACATGTTGTTCTCGATGGTGAACGTGTCACCTGGGTCTATCCTGTCTGTCCCGAACCAGAAACGCATCTTTGTCATCGACAACAGAGGCAATGCGAACGCTCTTTCTGTCTCCAACGGCGCCGATACCAAGGAAGTACCAGCTGATGCAACCGTCATCTTCCACTCATCGGCAACTCGCCTGACCTACCTCTCCAACTCTGCCTGGACCGGATATGACGATCTCATGCCGTCCGAAGAGCCAAACGGCAGACATACCTTCTGGCGCGTCAAGTTCCTGACCGGTGTCGTCACAAACGCGGTTGAAGTTGGCGAGTTGGCCATGCGAGAGGGTCCGACAGGCACCCAGGAAGCTGTTGGTGGAACGGCTATCTCAAGCGGGGACTACAGCGGATCGACACCTAAAGACTACGCTTTCGACGGCAATCTCTCTTCTGTTTGGCGCTCCCAGACCGAAGCCTTGGTTAACGGGAATACATGTCTCGGATATCAATTCGGATCGGCGGTCTCCATCAGCTCCATCGAAGTCAAGATGCCTGCTCCATCAACCGACCGTCGCCCGACGTCAGGAGTCGTTGAATACTCCGACGATGGTGTCACCTGGTTCGAAGGGTGGCAATTCAGTGGCTGGACTTGGGACAACGGGATCGCCGACACGAATGCGAGCACGCATCCACGCTACTTGAAGGTCTACAACGAGGTCGCCAAGCTCGATGATGTCGACGTCATTTCGGCGCCGCCACAGGACGGGCAGGTTATGACCTGGTCGAACACAGCGCAGAAGTGGGTCCCAGCTGCTCCTTCTGACTCGGACGCTGCAGTCACTCATCGGTTCTGGAGGGTGTTTGTCACCGAAGCCAATGACGCCACTTATTGTGATCTGTCTGAGATCGAGTTTCGCACGAACGTGGGGGTCGAAGAGCAAGCAATCGGTGGAACGCCCATCAGCGGAGGAACACTCGGAGGATCACCGGCATCCAACGCTTTTGACGCCAACGACACCTCTATCGTTTCTCTGTCTCCAAGGCAGCAGAACTATGTTGGTTATGATTTCCTGATCCCTAAGAAGGTCACCGAGATTTACATTCGAAACGGCAGCGTGGCTGCTCGTGGGCCAAAGTCGTTCCGCATCGAGTGGTCCGACAATGGACAGAGGTGGCAGATCGCCGGAGTGGTGGTGAATAAGACAGACTGGACCTCTGGCGAGGAAATGCTGATCACGCCGACGTTGAACTTCCAGGAAATTCCAGACGGCGGAACTACCGGGCAGGTGCTCGCGAAGAATTCGAATTCGGATGGCGACTTCAAGTGGGCCGATCCGTCTATCCCAGCTGGCGGCACGACCGGGCAGGTTCTAGCTAAGAAGTCTGCCGTGACTGGCGATGCCGAATGGATCGATCCTCCGTCATCTGGCGGCACCGGTGGAGGAACTAGCTTCCGTGGTGACTTCAGCGTAAGCGCCGATCCGGCATATTCTGCCGGTGACACCGTCGCATTTGAAAACGACATTTGGCTGTGCTTGGTGGACGGCACCACGACCGTCCCAGGACTCGACACCTCTTGGCGTAATATTACAGCTGACTCAGCTGGCGGTGGCGGCTCTGCTGAATATCCGCCGTACACAGGTAATGCAGGTCGAATCCTTGCCGTCAACTCCGCAGAGGATGGAGTCGAGTGGGTCGATCTACAGGGAGGAACAACGTCAGCAGCGCATAAGTCGCCACAATGGCGTATCCTGTTCAATACAAACGGAGGAAATAACCGTGTTGGCCTGGCGGAGCTTGAGCTGCGTCAGTTTAGCGGTGATGTGGATGCTGCTGTTGGGGGTACTGCAGCTGTATCCTCCATATACGCGGGAAACGCTAACATCGTATTTGATGATAACGTCAACAATTACTGGCTCGCCACCAAAGTGGCAGACGAATGGGTGTCTTACACGTTCCTCCAGGAAGTCACTATCCGCGAAGTAGTTTTGACATCAATCTCCCAGGCTAGTTTTGGCGCCGTGACGGCACCAAAAGATTTTGTGGTGCAATACTTTGACACTACCACCATGCAGTGGATGGATGAGTGGAGTGTGCTCGGCGCCGTATTCTCTGGATCAAGCGAATCCCAGACATTCGCGAACCCGAATCCGGTATATGATTTCGATACGGTCAGGTTTGAAGACAAAACGGCATCCGCAACGATGTCCCTGGCGGACATCGGAAAGGTCGTGCGCTTCGTCAATGCTGCCGCTGCCACCTACACCATCCCAGCACAGGCTGACGTTCCTATCCCTCCTGGTATCATGATTGAGGTGATTGCCAGCACTGCTAATGATCTGACTTTTGCTGCTGCCGCTGGTGTCACCTTGAAGTACGCCGGATCGTTGACGATCAAAGGACCGGCGACAAGAGCATCGCTAATCAAGACATCAGCCGATGAGTGGACGATCATCATTGGTGGCGCTCAGCAGGTTTCCTCGCTCTCAGTCATCGAGACGAGCGGAAGCTTCAATCTAGGCACCACAGCACATGTTGGGGCCTACATTCGCGCCAATTTCACCTCCGATGGGCAGGTGGTTGTGTTGGCGGATTCCCAGACCGAGTTTGAGGTTGGAGATCAAACGATTGTTCGCCGAGCTGGGACTGGAAAGGTGACCATCACGCCGGACACTGGTGTGACGATCAACACCGCCGAAACGATGACCCTGCGCAAGCTAGGATCGACTGTTACCCTGATCAAAGTAGGCCCGAACGAATGGGACCTGACCGGTGATGTGGAGCTTGCACCATGATCAGAGCAACTCCAATCTGGTTTGGTGTCAGTGACTCGACCCGCTTGGCCACACCACCTGTAGACCAGACGGCTCATCGCTTCTGGAGAGTGTTTGTGGACAGCTTGATGTTTGAAAACCCAGCATCGGCGGGGGCATATGCCAGCTTCAATTACATTGGTATGGCTGAAATTGAAGGAG